ATTCTTCAAGACAAATTCTCAAACGTAATTCGATTTGAGAAAGTAAATAACTTTTCGAGGATAGCAAAATGATTGAAATGAAATATGTGCCAGAAGATTCTGAAATTCTATTGACAGAGTGTAAAGATTTTGATTTTACAAACCCACCACATGATCCTAAAGAACTTGCACAAGCATTGCACGATACTATGGTTAAGAGTGATGGTTTAGGATTGTCTGCAAATCAAGTTGGCATACCATATAAAGTATTTGTTATGAGAACTGGAGATGAACCATTTGCAATGTTCAATCCAAAAATCGTTGATATGTCCAATAAAGAAATTTCAATGAAAGAAGGTTGCTTGAGTTTTCCTTTATTGTATCTGAATGTTAAACGACCAGATGCTGTTCGTATTAGATTTCAAAATGAACATGGAGAAACAAACACAGAGAGATTCATTGGTATGACTGCCAGAATTGCATTGCATGAATTTGACCATATGCTTGGAAAAGTGTATACTCAAAAGGCTTCACAATTTGAAACGCAACGTGCATTACGTAAGCGCATGATTTTAAAACGTAAGGTAAAAAAATGAGTAACATGACACGACACGCAGAACACGAACTTGACATTATCGGAATGACTGACGATGATGAAATGAATGGAATGATGCGAAAGCATATTCTTCACATGATAGAAGAGTTTGCCGAAGAAGGACATAGTGGTTTCTCAGCAAGTTATGCTATTCAATGTTTAGAAAAACTTTTGCGCTTTGAACCTCTGTCGCCCCTACAAGGTACGGATGACGAATGGACTGATGTAGCGAGTATAAACGGTTCGCCTATGTGGCAGAACAAAAGATGTAGTAGAGTATTTAAAGATGAAACCGGTGCGTATGATATTCACGGAAAAGTTTTCTGGGAGTGGTACACAGATGAAAATGGTGAAAAATTCAAATCGCATTTCACCGGCCGTGAAAGCAGAGTTTATGTTACATTCCCGTATGTACCTACAACTGTCTACGAAGAGAGGGTCGAATGATGGAGAATGAAATGAAACCTTGGCAACATGGATACGATATAGACTATCTTAAAGGACTTGAAGCGCAGTATGCAGACTACAATGCATATACGTTATCTCCCTTTGCGAAGTATAAGAAAAACAACATTGCAGAATCTTTGAAAAAAGGAACTCTCGTTTTGCTCGGTGACGCAATGATTGACGTAACAGTAAACAAAGTTGCATCAGACATTACAATGCATGGTGATACAGTTATCGCAACTAAAGTAAAGGGTGACGTATCGATTGGAAAACTTTCGGGTAACATCAATACGATCAAACAACAAATTTCCGTATTGTCAGGAAATAATTTTTGGTTGACTGTATGGGCAGAAAACAAAGCACATTGTGCATTGGCTGAAGAGTTAGGTTTCTGCTATGTTGGTCCTAAGATTACAACATATGGAGAAGTACACGCAATTTACTTTAAGAGTACTAGTCCTATTCCACGTTCATTCCCTAAAGTAGAATCAACAGAATATCTAAGCATTAAGAAGATTGGTGCAATCACGCCAGACTTTATCGAATCTGTTTCCGCTAAGTTAGCAACGCTACCCGCATTTACAAATCACTATAGTAACTACAACAAAGACAAAGCATGGTCTGCATTGTCATTACGTGGTTATCGTCCAGAATCAGATTTCATTACAAAGCCTTCTGAGATGAGTGATGACTGGAAAGAAAAAAACAAAGATGTAAAATTTGAATTGCAAGACACACCACTCTATGATATGTTTCCTGAAGTGCGTGAGTTGTTGAGTAAATATAAAGAAGTGCATCGTGTTCGTTTCATGCAATTGAAACCTGGCGGTGGAGAACTTGAACGACACACCGATCAAGTTGATAAAGACTCTGGTGGGTCTAAAGGCAAACTTGCTAGACTACACATACCAATCATTACTAATCCAAACATGATTTTTACTGTGTGGGACACTAAAGGTAATCCACGAAAGATTCATATGGAAGTTGGAGACTTGTGGTTCTTAGATACACGCAAGCCACATCAAGCTATTAACAACGGAACAGATAATAGAATTCACTTAGTCATAGACGCAATTTCTGAAGGAGAACTGTATGAGTCGCTTGTATCCTGAAGACATTTCTGATATAATTAAAGATTGGAAAGACCCAAACCCTGCACCGATAGTTGAGATGCACAATGGCTTTCATGTTGTGCGTGATGACTTGTTAGAGTATGGAAGTAAAACACGATTCATTGACCATCTAGTAAAGACTACTCCATGTGATGAATGGGTCTTTGGTGGTGCAAACAAAGTTGGTTGGGGTCCAATCTCTTTAACATACGTGTGTAATCTCTATGGGAAAAAAGCAACGTTCTTCATGGCTAAACGCAAAGAGCCTACATGGCATCAGCAAAGAGTGCTTGACCTTGGCGGCACTATTCATTGGGTTGACAATGGTATGCTTACTGTGACAAAAGCAAGAGCAAGACGATATCAAGAAGAAGATGTAAAGCATAGACAATGCTTACCTTTGGGATTAGAACATCCATCTGTGCTTGCATCAATTGTTAAAGTTGCAAGAGATTTAGAGATCAAGCCAACAGAGATTTGGACTGTTGCATCAAGTGGAACATTGAATCGTGGATTGCAATTAGCATTTCCTGATGTGCCTGCATATGCAGTAGAGATTGGACATAAGATGAGTGACTACGAAAAGGGTCGTGCTGTGACAATGCGTTCACCATATAAGTATGACCAAGCAGTAGAAGAGGATCAAGCACCTCCATATCCATCTGAGAAATACTACGATGCTAAACTTTGGCAGTTTGTAGTGAGTAGCGGGAAACCAGGCGCACTAATCTGGAATGTAGCGTAATTAATATTCAAAAGGAGACGGCAATGAGTACAGAAGAAGATAAAGTTAAACACTCTCGCAGACTTCTACAAAAAGAAAGTCACATTAAACGTCAAGTAAAAATTGCAAAAGCATATAACATACCTGTAGATGAACCTCATACGTTAGCAAAACATTCAGCACTCACTTGCGGTAATCCAGATTGCGTCATGTGTGCAAACCCAAGAAAAGTATTTAACGAAAAAACAATTCAAGAAAAACGATTCGATCAAAAACGACTTATAGAATGATTAAAGAAAAATATCTAGGCGCATACATGAAGACTGCAAGAGTCTTTGCAGAATTGAGTAGCGCAAAACGTAAGCATGTTGGTGCGGTTGTTGTTAAAGATGACCGCATCATTTCCATAGGGTACAATGGTATGCCGAGTGGATGGGATAACAACTGTGAACAAGTTGTTGGACACACCCACGAAGGTCCTGTACTCAAAACAAAACCCGAAGTTCTCCATGCAGAATCTAATGCAATAGCAAAACTAGCTAAGTCTACCGAGAGTGGTGATGGTGCAAGTATGTTTATCACTTGCGCTCCATGCATAGATTGTGCTAAAATGATATTTCAAAGCGGTATCAAAGAAGTATTTTACGGTGAAGATTACCGTGATGATGATGGTATTCGTTTCCTAAATAAATGCGGAATAACTGTAAAACAAATAACATGACAAAACATTTTTATGAACGTAATGATTGGTTACTGAACCACGAAACGAACAAGACATTTGAAGAAGTGCAATGGATGACTGAAGACGAATTTCGTCAATGGTTTATTGATTTGCGTAAAGCAGTTGTACACTCATGGGACACTATGGGTCAGCCACCTAGAGTTGGTTGGGATGAAAGTGCAATTAAAAAACAATTCAAAGAGATGTATGGATTTCCAGTACATGAGTTTGAACATGCAGATGAACTAACAGGCGAAAGAGATGTTGTTCGAAATACTAGTGTAGTTGGCAATGCGGCTAATCAATGGTTTCCGACCATGATGAAGACACGCATTAATTACACAAAGAATGATGATGGGCTTTCAATCTATGACCACTTTTTGAAAGATGAATTGCTTGAGAAGACATTGAAGTATTCTAAGCGACATTTCAAGCGTGATTCATTCTATGCGTATTCAAACACAATCAAAGTCAATGAAGTTGTGACAATTGGTTCATACAATGTTAAATTTAAGAATGGCAATGACTTTGTTCATTGGTTCGAAGAAAACAATATTAGAGAATATGGATATGACTATTGGGTAGAGAGTCGTGATGATGACGAAGAGTATACTGGATACAACGAAGAACTCAAAGGCGCAAAGTACCTTGAAGTAACACAAGATATTCTAGAAACTCTTCCGAGTAAATGCACAATGAATATCAAATCGCATGACCAGAAGAAATATCGTTTGCGTATGTACAAGTACGGACAGAAGATTTTTCCTGTTGGCTTAAAAGCATTTCGAGTATCGTGGTGCCAATATGCTGTTAACTTTCCACCATTGACTGCAAAATATCTTTATGAAAAATTTACTCGACACGTTAAGAGCCAAGATAGAATTGTTGTTTACGATCCCTCTTCTGGTTGGGGTGGGCGTATTTTGGGTGCTATGGCTTCTCGCACTTCTCTTCCTTTACACTATGTGGGTACTGATCCTAATACCGATCACACTATTAATGGCGATAGCGGCAGTCCTAGTACTAAATATTCCGACTTGGCTGATTTCTATAACTCCGCAAAGAACGAAGGAGTTTTGTTCGAACAGTCCAACACTTATGAAGTTTTTCAACTTGGTTCAGAAGTTATCAGAGATGATAGTTCGTTCCAGAAGTACAAGGGCACAGTAGATATGGTGTTCACTAGCCCTCCTTACTTTGCTAAGGAAGCGTATAGTGAAGACCCAACACAATCGTACAAAAAGTTTACTGGATATGATGCATGGCGTGAAGGCTTCTTGCGTCCAACATTAGAGACTGCTGTTGAATGGTTGCGTAATGATAGATACTTGCTTTGGAATATTGCTGATGCAAAGTTTGGTGCTGATATGTTGCCACTTGAAAAAGATAGCAAAGACATTTTGGAATCACTTGGAATGCAATTCAAAGGTGTCGTTAAGATGGCTCTAGCACAAATGCCAGGCGGAAATCGTATTGATCCTGATACTGGTTTGCCAAAAGCAAAGAATTTTTGCAAGGTAAATGGTATGTGGCTCAAGTATGAACCGATTTTTGTATTTTACAAGCCGTAACTTGTTGATTTTAAAGGGATTTTTTGTTGTTTTTTAGCAACAATGCAGTACAAATCGCTTTACAGCCTTGGACAATAGTGTATAATAGAACTTGTTCAGTTAAAAGAGGTTGTATGAAACAGACTGCTAATCCCTACATCGGTTGCGACTACGGCAATATGATGGAAGAACGTATGGTTCTTATGGAAATCTATGATTCTCTGGATGAAACTGATTCAGAAGATACAAAGCGCCAAGCCGAACTTGGCAAACGTATTGCAATGATTAATGAGGCGGCAAAATTGTTATTCGCTTGACAATCAGGTTAAATACAGTTACACTATAAACATGCTTAAAACACAAATTTCAAAATCCACTCTAGCAAAGTTACTTGCTACAGAGAATATTTCGGTAGAGTATCGCAAGGTGCAGACTGCATCATTCGATATCGTGAATCGCCGTCTTACTCTTCCAATTATGAATGACACCACACCTGAAATGACAGACCTTTTGGTCGGGCATGAAGTGGGTCACGCATTAGACACACCACAATCATACGTTGAATCTGCTAAAGCTGGCGGTTCTGCATTCTCTACATTCTTGAATGTTATTGAGGATGCAAGGGTCGAACGTAGAATGAAGGATCGTTATCCTGGTTTGCGTAAACCCATGGCTATCGCATATCGTCAATTTACTGAACGTGATTTCTTTGGCATCAAAGGTCAAGATGTAAATGCACTTATGTTGATTGATAGAATCAATTTGCATTTTAAACTTGGTGCAATTGCTGGCATTAAATTCAATGCCGAAGAAATGCTTTATGTTAATGAAGTTGAAAAAGCAGATTCGTTTGAGCAAGTGAAAGATATCACCGAACGTTTGTATGCTTTCTGCAAAGCAGAATTGGATCAGAAACGTGAAGAGGCAAAACAAGAATTCGAAAAACGCAAAGAGGATGGCGAATTCGATGATGAAGATTATGGTTATGATACCGAAGATAGTTTCGGTGATGATGCCGAAGACTATGAAGACAAAGACCCAAACAGTTCTGGTTTTAATTCGGATGACGGTGATGATGATTTTGAATCAGAAGACCGCTTTGACAATGGCTATTCTAACACACCAACATTTGAACAGGCAATGCCTAAAGAATTGAAAGTGTATGGTGATGAAGTCAAATCTGTAACGGATGAAAAATTTCAACAAGCACTAAAAGGTCTTGCAGAAACGAAAGAAATTAATGTTGGCAAGATCATAAGTCAAAAGAACATCAATTTAAATAATTGTATCATTCCTTTCAAAGAGTTGCAATTTTTCGATGAATCAATTTATGACAATGAAGAATTGAAAGAGACTGACCGATATGATGCTAGTCTTTTAACTAAATTCGAATCCAAGAATAAGAATGCTATTGCGTATCTTGTCAAAGAATTTGAAATGAAAAAGAAAGCGGCTGAGTTGCGCCGTGTGACAGTCTCTGATACTGGCACACTTGACACCAACAAGTTGCACACTTACAAATTCAATGACGATATCTTCCGTAAGATTGGTTCCGTTGCACAAGGTAAGAATCACGGCATTGTGATGTTCATTGACTGGTCTGGTTCTATGGCAGATAATATGTCTGGCACAATTGAACAATTGATTACAATGGCAACCTTCTGCCGCAAAGTGAATGTTCCGTTTGATGTTTATGCATTTACTACTGAATATCACAAGTGTTTGACAAATCGGAAAGAACGTTTTGTTGTAGATGTTGAAGAAAATCAATTAGACGTTGACTATTTTTCTTTGATGAACATTTTGTCCAGCAGTATGAAAAATCAAACGTATCGCAAATTTGCAAATGATTTGTTGAATGTTGCAGAAGCATATCAGCCTTACCTAAACTATCGCAGGAATTACAAAGCAAATTATATCAAAGAAGGCATGGGTCTTGGTGGCACTCCGTTGAATGCAACAATTCAAGTTGCATCTAATGTAGTGAATGATTTTCGTAAACGTACTCGGTCTGAAATTGTGAATGTTATCTTTTTGACAGACGGAGAAGATAGCAGTACAATGTGGACTACATCTTTCGATCACCGTGGTACTCGAATCGGTCCTTCTGACTTCCGTTCAGTATCATATATTGAAGACAAAGATTCTGCAAAGACTTATCGTGTAAGTGACAAAGGTGTAACGCCTACTCTATTGCAAATTCTAAAAGATCGTACTGGTTGCAATTTGATTGGATTCTACATTCTGCCAAAGAGCAAACGTTATTTTCAAAATGCAATGACACGGTTCAACATGATGATGACAGAAGATGGTTACAAACAATTCCGTAACGAAAAGTTTTTCTCTGTTAACGGATATGGCTACTCTGAGTATTTCTTGATTCCTGGTGGCGAAGATTTGTCTACTGAAGATGATTCGCTTTCAGATATTCTTGGTGATACTAAAGATGTTTCCTCACGTAAGTTGAAAGGCGCATTTTTGAAAATGAACCAAAACCGTTTGACAAACCGTGTTCTTCTCTCTAAGGTAATCAAGGAAATTGCTTGATGTTGTATAAAAACAACACTCTTGACTTACCATGAATACTCTGTTATACTACTAGTATTGAAATTGATTTTTAACTGAAAGGCAAATTATATTATGATTACGCAAAGTGAAAAAGTTGCATTTGTTACCGAAGCCGCAAAACGTTTTGGTGAAATTGTAACCCGCCAACAATTGGTGACACTTTCTGAAGAGACTGGCGCAAAACGTCAGTTCTGGCTTGAAGCCGATCAATACCGAGTTGGTCGTGGCAAGTATCAATTGCCCCTCCAAGAATTTAACGTTAACATGGCTGGACTTGCACTAGTCAAATCCAATCCAGTTCCTTCTATGCCAATCTCCGAACCTATCATGGCTCCTGTTGCAAAGGCAGTAGCAAAAATGTCTTCAGTTGCACGTATGCAAGAAGGCGCAATTATTCCTAAAGTGAATTCATTGTACGTTCCTTTTGGATTCTTTGACAACATGAAACGTATTGTTGCATCAAAGAAATTTTATCCAGTATTCGTTTCTGGTCTCTCTGGCAACGGCAAGACTTTCATGGTCGAGCAAGCATGTGCCCAATTGAAAACAGAATGTCTCCGTGTGAATATCTCGCCTGAGACTGATGAAGATGATTTGATTGGTGGCTTCCGTTTGATTGACGGTGAGACAAAATGGTTTGATGGTCCAGTTGTTCAAGCAATGAAGTCTGGTGCCGTTTTGATTCTCGATGAAATTGATCGTGGTTCAAATAAACTAATGTGCTTGCAAGGTGTACTTGAAGGCAAAGGTTTGTTCGTTAAGAAGACTGGTGAATTTGTTGAACCAGTTACGGGTTTCAACGTTATCGCTACCGCCAATACTAAAGGTAAAGGTGATGAGACTGGTCGTTATATGGCCGCTACAATTCTTGATGATGCGTTCCTTGAGCGTTTTCCAATTACAGTTGAACAAGAATATCCTGATGTTAAAATCGAAACAAAGATTTTGACTAAGCTGTTTGCAAGCCTTGGCATTGATGACAAAGCATTCGCAGAAAATCTTGTGAAGTGGGCTGATATCATTCGTAAGACTTTCGAAGAAGGTGCTATTGATGAATTGATTTCCACTCGCCGTCTGTCACACATTGCCGAAGCATACACTATCTTCAATGATAAGATGGAAGCAATCAAGTACTGTATCAATCGTTTCGATGGCGAAACAAAAACTGCATTCCTTGACTTGTACAGTAAGATTGATGCTGGTATTGATCCTACCGCAGAAGTGAAAACTGATTCGCCTACGAACGAAATTCCTTTCTAATCTCCTTGGCAGTAATGCCTTTGAGGCTACGTAAAGTAGCCTCTTTTTTTATACATATATTATACAACAATTAACAGCATGGAGAAATTATGCAATTTGAAATTGACATTGAGCAACTAAGACAGAAAAAACTTTTTATCGCAACACCGATGTATGGCGGACAATGCCATGGATCGTACACTAAAGCAATCGCAGACTTGATGACACTTTGCACAAAGTATGGAGTTGAGGCACGATTGTTTTTTATCTTCAACGAGTCTTTGGTACAACGTGCCAGAAATTATTTGACAGATGAATTCGTTCGTAGCGGAATGGATTACATGATGTTTATTGATAGCGACATTCACTTTGAAGCACAAGACATTTTTGTGATGATGCACCATGCAATCAATAGAGATGATATGGATGTTATCTGTGGACCATATCCAAAGAAAGCAATTTCTTGGGAGAAGATTAAGGTTGCAGTTGACAAAGGTTTTGCAGACAAGAATCCAAATAGTCTCGAAGAGTTTGTTGGTGACTACGTTTTCAATCCGTCAGAAGAAACTGTTTCATTTAGACTTGATGAGCCTGTTCAAGTTAAAGAAAGCGGTACTGGTTTTATGATGATTAAGCGAACTGCATTGGAGAAATTTGACAAAGCATTCCCAACACAAAGCTACAAACCAGATCATGCACGTACAGTAAACTTTGATGGTAGCAGAGAAATCATGGCTTACTTTGATTGCGTTATTGATCCAGATAGCAAACGTTATCTGTCCGAAGACTATATGTTCTGCCAGTGGTTGCGTAAAGCTGGTGGAAAGATTTGGTTGCTTCCATGGATTCGATTGAAACATGCAGGCACTTATATCTTTGGTGGTTCTCTACAAGCACTTGCGGCTATTAGTGCATCACCGACAGCAGGTGAGAATGTTCCGAAACGAGGAAATGGTGTATAAATGATTGACTATCGTTATAATGAAGATAAGATTTTAGAAGAATTGAAATCTTACATTGATGCAACATACGGACAACATTACTCACGTGCTAAATTCCAAGCAACAGAATTCATCATCGATGGAGGTCACGGTGAAGGATTCTGTATTGGTAACGTGCTGAAATACGCACAACGATATGGCAAGAAAGACGGACGTAATCGTAAAGACTTGCTAAAAATTATACACTATGCTATAATCATGCTACACGTACATGACTTGAATGAGGAAATTAAAAATGAAACTAAGTGAATCAACAATTAATGTTCTTAAGAACTTTGCAACTATCAATTCTGGTATGCAATTCAAACAGGGTTCTACTGTAAGAACAATCTCGAAACAACAAAACGTTTTGGGTAAAGCAACTGTAAGTGAAACATTCGATTCTGATTTTGTTATCTATGATTTGAATCGATTTCTATCTTTGGTTGGATCGCTTGACAATCCAGAGATTGTCATTAACAACGATACAAAAAATCTCACAGTTAAATCTGGAACGTCAAAAACAACTTATGGTCTTTCTGACGAAGCAATGATTGTTGCGCCGCCAGCAAAAGAGATTAAAGTCGAAAATGCCGAAGTGAATTTTACACTAACAAAAGACAATTTGAATCAAGTATTGAAGCTGTCTGGCATCTTGGGTCTTCCAAACATTGCTGTTGTTGGTGATGGCGAGAGTGTATCTATTTGTGCGCTTGATGCTAAGAATGATGATGCAGATAACTTCTCTATCAAAGTTGGAGAGCAATCTGCAAACTTCAAGTTTATTTTCACCACAGAAAATCTTAAGATGATTCCTGGCACATACAATGTTGCAATTTCATCTAAAGGTATTTCTCATTTCAAACATGCGACTGACAATATTGAATATTGGGTTGCTACTGAAGCTGGTTCTAAGTACGAGGGTTAATATTATGAGTAATGTGATTGTTCCATCTTCTCCAGAAGATCGTAAGAAAATTTTTGATGCGTTGGTTGAGATTTCAAACTCACTAACACGCATTGAAGCAGAGCGTGATTTGATTAAAGATATTCTCACCACAGTTGAGGATAACTTTGAACTGCCAAAGAAATACACACGTAAACTTGCAAAGATTTACCACAAGCAAAACTTCACCGAGATTCAACAAGAGCAAGATGACGTTGAAACTCTTTATGAGAGTGTTGCCAAGTAACACTCGCTTGCATTCTAACATGTTCTATGTTAGAATATATTTTTATGTTATGATAAGGTGAACACATGCTACAAGATTACTTGTGGGTCGAGAAGTATCGACCAAAAACTGTCGAAGACACAATTCTTCCGGCAGACTTAAAGGCTACGTTCCAACAATTTGTTGACCAAAAGAACGTACCCAATCTAATTCTTACGGGCGGTCCTGGCGTTGGTAAAACTACTATCGCCAAGGCTATGCTCGAAGAACTTGGATGTACTTATATTGTTATTAACGGTTCGATGAACGGCAACATCGATACCTTGCGAAATGAAATTAAAAACTTTGCCTCAACTGTATCTTTCTCAGGTGGACGCAAATATGTCATTCTTGATGAGGCTGATTACCTTAATCCTCAATCTACTCAACCCGCATTACGGAACTTCATGGAAGAGTTTTCTGCTAATTGTGGTTTTATCCTTACTTGCAATTTCCTTAATCGTATCATCGCCCCTCTCCACAGCCGATGTTCCGTTGTACAATTTAAGATAAGCAATTCAGACAAGCCAAAACTTGCTGGTCGTTTTATGAAACGTGTGACTGGCATTCTTGAAAAAGAGAACGTAGAGTTTGAACAGAAGGTTGTCGCTGAACTTATTATGAAATACTTTCCTGATTGGAGGCGTGTTCTTAATGAACTACAACGTTACTCTGCTACAGGTAAGATTGATACGGGCATTCTTGCTAACATTTCGCAAGATAATTACAAGGCTCTTGTCGAACGAATGAAAGCAAAAGACTTTTCAGGCATTCGAAAATGGGTTGCAGAAAACCTAGACAATGAACCGTCTGCTTTGTTTCAAAAGATTTTTGAAACTACTAATGAATACGTTGAACCAAATTCTATTCCCAAGTTGGTTCTGTATATGGCTGACTATCAGTACAAATCTGCATTTGTTGCGAATCAAGAAATCAACTTTGTTGCGTTCTTGACTGAAGTTATGATGGATTGTCAATTTAAATAAGGATATATTATGATTAGTGAAATTGAAAAGAAAGTTAAGTTGGGCAACTACGGCGAAATTCTATTGAGTGAAATTCTCCGCTCTCAAGGATATGACGTTAAACTTTCGCTTGATGCGTTTGACAAAGTGAAAGATATGACTGTCAATGGCGCAACTGTTGAAGTGAAAACACAAGTGCCTTGGTACGTGCAGAAAGCATTTACAATTCAGCCAAATCAATATTTGAAATGTGCAAATGCAGATTTTGTTGTATTCATTGCAGTACCTTCATTAGGTTTAACTGACATTGCAAATCGTGAATATGATGGCAACATTTATACTGTTGAGCCAAAAAAAGTAAAGTGGCGCACATTTCAAACCCGCCACGGCAGACAAATGTTTCTCTTGAATATTAAGCAAGAAGGTGTTACACTATGTCATAAGATTACAGACAAAGAAACACTAAAGCAATTATCCCAATTGACAACGAGTCGTGCATGAGTTCATTGAGTCCATTTGATTTTATTAACGCAATCAGCCAATCAAAAGAAAATCTTATGGTTGGTACTGATAACGATGATTTAGCAGAAAAGGAATATAATGCGTACATTGTAAACAAAGGACTTTCTTATTTTCCTGATACTATCTTTCATGCAAATGAAATGAATAGTAGACACCTTTTAGATAATAAACCTCAATTTTTGTATTTACTAAATACCATACGATCACGCAAGCGGTATAGCAAGTGGTTTAAGAATGAAAAAGTTGAGGATATTAATGTGATTTCAGAATGTTTTGGTTACAGCTATGCGAAAGCAAAACAAGTTCAAAATCTCTTAACCTCCGATCAACTCAAAATTATGAGACAAAAACTAGAAAAAGGTGGGTTGAAAACCAAGGAGAAAAAGAATGGCGGTGAACATTGACGAATTATTGGAAGTGAGATTGAAACAAGAGGATGATTTTTTAAAAGTCAAAGAGACATTAACACGTATTGGTGTAGCATCTCGAAAAGATAAAACTCTCTATCAATCTTGCCACATATTACACAAAAAAGGTAAATACTATATTGTACACTTCAAAGAATTGTTTGCATTAGATGGCAAGTCAACTGATTTTGAAGATAATGACCTTGCAAGACGAAACACTATTGCAAACTTACTTGCTGAGTGGGGACTAATAGAAATTGTAACTAAGAATTCATTAGAACCAATTGCACCATTGTCACAGATTAAAATCATTTCTTATAAAGAAAAAGATGAATGGTCGTTAACAGCAAAGTACAATATCGGAAAGAAAAAGGAATCAATCTAATGGAAGAATTAATCCAATCAACTAAGATTGTTTTAGCGAATCATTTTGCATTCTATCTCAAGTCGCAGTACTTTCATTGGAACGTTACTGGTCCAGACTTCAAACAATACCACGATTTGTTTGGTGGAATCTATGAAGAAGTCTATGGTAGCGTTGACAAAATTGCAGAAGAAATTCGTGCATTAGATGCATACGCACCAGGAAGTTTTAGCAGATTCATTCAACTGTCCGAAGTCAAAGATGAGGGTGAAGTACCACCAGCATTGGAAATGGCACAAAGATTATTGAATGATATTCCAGTCGTATTAAATAGTATTGAACGTGCATATGAACTTGCCGAAGAACAACATCAACATGGTTTGAGTAACTTCTTAGCCGAACGACAAGATGCATTTAAAAAACATCAATGGATGCTCAAGTCAACGTTGAAGACTTGACAAACGTTAATAGGTATGAGATAATAATATCTCAAAACAAATTAGGAGATTCTATGAAATCCATTAAAGCATTGACAGCAGTAGTATTGACTACTCTCTCCCTAGTTGCCGTTGCGGCAGACAAACCAGCAGAAAAGAAACCTGCCGACAAACCTGCAACAACAGCACCAGCACCTGCACCTTCAGCAGACTCTAAGGATAAACCACGTCCCAAAGTGATTACTCCAAAAGAGAAAGCCGAACGAGCAGAGGCTAAAAAAGCAGAAGCTAAAAAAGCTGAAGCTAAACCAGAAGCTAAGAAATAATCTTAGTAAATTTTTTATCATTAATTGATGAGGTATATAAAATGGCATTTGTAAATTCTAGCAAAACACAAACTGAACTCTTGATCTCTTACTTGCGTGGCACAGGTCGTTGCCTTTCAGCACCGCAAGCACGTGCATTGTTCGGTGTTAAGAATCTCCGTGCCCGTATGAGCGATTTGCGCCAATGCGGTTACAAGGTTCGCACAGCAACCAATACAGAAGGAAATACTACGTATTTTGTTTCACGTAGAATGATTGGACAGGCTTAAGCCTTATAAATAAACGTATCTCAGGGATGGGAACGTAATCGGCTCTTCTACCTTAGGAGCGTCTAACGCTGGTACAACGATATGGTACCCCTGTATTCAGTAAGCAGGATTAATGATACGCCTTAGGGGTATCGAATTTTTTTTTAAACTCGCTTAATAGGAGAAACTATGTTACACAACATCAATACAGCCATCGATTCATTTCAAGGCGCAAAAAAGCAATTCGTCAAAACATTCGTTAAGAATGAAGAACTTGCGAAACCCCTCAATACTTTTGTAGATGCACAAACCGCTTAC